AACACCTTTAGAAATGCGGCTTTTACCCAGATCACCGAGTCGGCAGCCTGTGGTGTTATCTCAATATGGAACCAATCGCCACCTGGTGCACCGTGAATAGTTGGCTTGTCATACTTCTGCCATGCGTACCGATCGCAACGCCATGCTCGACCCTGTGGCTCTGGGAAGTAATCCAAAATACATTGCAAGCCAAGGTCGTTGGCATTTTCCACAAGTTTGTTAATAAAGATCAGCGCCTCTTTGCGTCCTGCTTTTGGGTTCTTTTCGCTCCTGCGATACGACAAATCAACAGCTCTACCAGTCGCGTGAACCGACAAAGACCCTGGCTTACCGCGCATGTCACGTTGACCCCAAGAACCGTTGTTCCAAAGCGCGCCATTAGACGCTGCAATTGCTTGCTTTATCCATTCGTTCATGCCGGCACGTGGTGCTGGTGATGCACCATCTGCGTTGCCTATGTAGTCGCGTGCGTTTGGCACGCCTGCTTTAGCTTTGGCTATTGCCACGACCAAATGCCAGGTCTTTAGGGTTCACATATCGGATGAGAACTGGCACAAGCGCGGCGAGCGCTGCTTTGCCTAGATCGGCTGGGTCTGTGTTGCCTGTGGAATACACCGCAATGACCGCTGCGATGATTGAGCGACCGTATGAGGCGAGTAGGGCTTTGTCTTTAGGCTTCAACATCTTTGACTCCTTCTTTTGCTTTTGACTTTAGCCCGTTTGATGCCACTAAGCCTGACAACGTGCCGGTCATAAAAACGGTCAAAGTTGATAGCAAGTCTATAAAGGCGGAGTCGTTAGGGCTTTGATGGCCAATCGGCTGGGTCACAAACATGAGCGCATAGACGAAGCCGAGCACGGTAATGGCAAACACGCTGGCAAGGATGATTCCGACAACAACGATTAGTCGAGCGTGAAGCTCCTCGGGTTTAAGGCGTGGTCTCATAAATTAAATCCCTTGTGCACGTTCCAGATGGATTGCATATCGGTGGTTCGCATGCAGGCTTCTGCCAGTTGGCTGGGTCTTGGCATGGGTAGCGATATGAGCCGTCATAACCACATCCCGCGCAACCCCACAAGACGACCGCAACAAGCGCGACGTAGCCGATGAGGTAACGCCATCGCATTACGACAGTAGCGCGGATAGTTCGTCGGCAGTTAAACCAAGTTTGGCGATTACTTCGGCTTTGGCTTTTGCTTTGGCTTTGTCCGCTTTGGCTAGTGCGGCGTGTTTTGCTAAGTCTTTGGTGCGTTGTTCGGCTTCGGCTTCGGTGTAGTCACGCAAAATAACTTCGCCTGTTTGTGCGTCTAGTTCATATACATCAGCCATAAATCACCTAACTGTTCTGGTATCCATAAACACGAATAGTACCCGTCATTGCTTGCGTGGCAATAAGTGTAAAACCGTCAAAGGCTGTTGAGTCTGATTGAAAGTTCCATAGTTGCAAAACGGCGTTACCGTTTGCAGCGTCTCTAAATCCACATTGACCGTTCATAGTTGTTGATGTTGCTAATTGTGGTGAAGCAATATCATGCGCCATTAAAGTGCTTGGTGCGTTTGCTGTAATTCCTACACCAAAATACATTTCATCAGTACCCAACGCATTTGAGGAAGCAAAAGTTGTTGCACCTTGTCCGCCTAGCCTCTGCGACTGATAATTTGTTGAAGTATCAACACCACCAGCACGCAACCGCAAACCTATATTCCCATCAGCAACTGCAAAAGTTGTCAAGTTCATGATGATTCGGTAATTCTGGAATGTGCTAGTAAAACAGTTATTTATAGAAATTGAGGTCTGTGCGCTTGGTGTTGCCTGCGTAATGTAAGTAAGCCCACCGCCTACTGCAATCCACGCGCTACCTGAATAAACCATCAGGCTTGAAGTTGCTTCGATGTAGGCGTACTGACCCTGTGCAAGCACCTTTTCGCCCGAGCCACCGAACGCCGCGTCTCGAGTCACGGTGGTCGCAAAGACCGGAATACCCGTGTTTACTTCGGTCATTTGTGCAGCGGTAAGTACCTGGCCTGCGGTAAATGCTGGTACAGCGGTTTGTGCGTTAACTCCCATAAGTACTCCTTATCCTAAGACATTTTCGGCGTCAAGTACGCCATAGATCAAATCATCCAATATCAACTCGTACACAATCGTGGTTGGCGCGGTGCTGTAAAGGACGCTGTGGCCTGTGCTGAAATCCAGCCGATGCTCGATGCCCTCAACAGACAGCTCTTGAGCCAACTGGGTTGTGCCAGTACCGCTAGGGAACGACTTTTCTACGCTAATTGTGTCACCAATGTCTACAGTTGCCAGGGTGTCTTTTTGTGCTGTGGTCAGCATCAGAAACTTGGTTGCCACGGACGTGTAGCGCGGTTCGGGCTCTGGGTTAAGCAGATAGTCGGCTGCGGTGTCAATGCTTCCCTGCTCATGTAGCAGGCTGTTTGTGATGCTTGTTGTTTGAATAAAATAGGTTGCAATAGACCCTGTATCGGTGGCGGTAGCGGTCTTGCCGTCTAGCCCTGTTACGACCGCGCGGTTAATAACCGAGTCCGCTTCAAAAGAAATGCCCACGCCATCAAACTTGTACCCTGTGCCGTCATCATGAAAATCGGCTACAGGCGCGCTTAACGTATTGCCAATGCGCGGCTGAAAGGTCAAGACCCCTGCACGTGACATAAACAATCTGCCAAACTCGGCGGTCTCGTTGATTTGCGTTAGGTATTGCAACACGTTTGTTCCTGCCGGCACGGTGTAGTCGCTGTCATGGCCGAGGTTGACGGTGCCTGTGGCGATGCTTCGAGCGCCTGCTGGGAAATCAACTTCGGGCAAATCTAGGACGGTTTCTATGCGTTCGCCTGATGTTTCTGGGGTGACGTTTAGTTCGTCTAGGAATGTTTGTGCAAGTAGGTAGAATTGGTCAGCGCAATACACGGTCACGGTGTCTAAACCGCCGAGCGCGAAGTTGTAGTCGTAGTTAACGACATAACCGCTAAACAATGATTCGGGCACATTGGTTGAGCTGTAACGGATTAGTCGTACTTCGCGCAATGGGGCAAGCCCTGGCTTGGCTTGTGGGGTGTCGTAGTACGGACTGTTTTGGTCAAATGGGTTGAAGATGCCGTCCACGTCTTGGATGGTGAATGTCATTGTGCCTGCGCTGAACTGATCGCCTACGTCACGGCGACCGCGCCGCACGTTGATGCTGACAGTCGAGTCCATCACATTGGCAAACTCGGTCGTGCCGTCCAGCACATACTCGGTGTTATTTAGTACGCCCCTAACCGTGTCGTCTAGGACGAACGCGTCAACTTGAAACCCTGTGGCGATCTGTAAGTCATAGTTGCCAGAGTCAACGACCGCTACGCCTGGCATTAGGCCACCTGTAACTGCAACGGCCCAGCGGAACGCGAATAGGCGCGCAACGCGTTGACAACGCTTTCACCGATTTCGGCGCTAGTTGAAAGTCCGCCTGTGACGTTTATGGTCACTCCCCCGCCAGTATTCATGCGATCTAATGGCACTACGGCTTCTGGGCCTGCTTCGCCGATCAAGGCAAGAGTAGGGGAGCTGACAATTCCACCTTCGGCCATGCGCGGTAGGTTCATGCGACTTGCAGCCTGTGTAGCCGAGTTGCCACCAATGCTTGGCAGGTTAACGTGGGCAATGGTGTTGATGTCTGGCGCAATTGGAATGGCGTTGTAGGCGCGGATAATGCCGTTGACCATCATGATTGCACCGTTGACTACCGACTCGAATGCGCCGAGGATGCCGTTGATGATTGCGTTGACGCCAGTCTTAAACCAGTCAAACTTGTTGTACGCGACAACTAGCGCGGCGACCAGTAGCGCCACGCCTGCAGCGATTAGGGCAAACGGATTGAGCGCCATGGCAATGTTTGTGGCGACGATTGCAGCGGCGACTAGACCGATTGCGGCAGCAATAGCCAAGAATGCTTGCGGGTTGTCTTGAGCCCATGCAGCGAACTTGTTAAGCACAGGCAGCACAGCTTCAACTACGGGCAACAGCGCTGCACCAATTGATTCTTTTGTTTCGCCAATAGAATTGGACAAGATTTTCATTTTGCCTGCAGCGGTATCTGCTGCGGTTGCGGTTGCTCCGCCGAACGTACCGCCAAGCACGTCCATAATTTCGTTTAGGCTTGCGCCTTCTTTAATCATTGTTGCCATTTCTGGGGTTAATGATCGGAGCGCCTTAAAGTTGCCCTGGTATGCCTTGGCAAGCGCATCGGCGACGGTGGCAGAATCCGTGCCGGTGGCCGTGCTGATGTCCATGACAAGGTTCATGTCGCGCATGGCCATGTCCACATCTTTTGTACCGCGCACAAGTGCTTCTAATGCTTTGCGATATTCGGTGTCGGCAACGCCAGACGCTCGACTCATAGCCGATATTTGCTTTTCAACCTGCGCGGTCTGTGCGGCTCCAGCGCCAGTTACATTTTGCAAAGTAAGCGCTAACGCGGCCTGCTCTTGCTGGTCTTCCATGGCAGCGCGTGTGGCATCGCCAAGGGCAACAGCCAAACCGCCGAGCGCGGCAGCTGCAGGAATCGCCGCCTTCTTAATCGCAAACTGTGCCTTTTCGCCAACGGTCTCAAGTTGCTGGAATTGTTTGACAGCCTTCTTTACCCCTGTGCCGTCAAACTCTGAAATGATCGGGATATTGATTGCCATTACGCGGTCTCTCTGTTCGCTTCGCTCATGACGCGCTTAACCAATTGCTCCATCTCGGACATGACATCGTTTTGGCGTTGCTCGTACGCCTTCCACATTACTCGCGAACGACTGCCATAACGGGAAGTCAACGCGCGACCTAGTGGCCCTTCCATTGACGTGTCAAACATGGTGCCAGTAGCGCCCTGCCATTGAATAACAAACGTGCCGACATTCGACTTGTTTCCGCCGTATTCCTTGATGTTTCGCGTGTTGATTTTGGCAGCAATCTTTTGTTTCATGCCTGGTATCCACGGCAACATCTTGAACCCTGATCGAGTGCTCCAATTGCGCGCCATACCAGATAGCGGGACATTCGAGGGCACAAGCTTGTTTGCATCGTCAATAACAGGCTGAACGATCTTCTTGTAATCCTTAGTGATTTCACGGCGCAAAGATTTGTCAATTTTGTTGAGCGTCTTTAAGGCTTCTTTAAGCCCGACAACCTCAATCTTTGCTGATACTTCCGCCACGTTATCTCCGTTTTTTGTTTGCCTCGTTAAGCACTTTAATGACCGTTGTCAAGTCCCGTGAGTCAAACGCAATGTCGCTAGGCCACCAACCGACCGCGACCAGTATTTCTGCTAGTTGGCGGCGGTAGGTGCCGCGTCCGTAGGGTTTGGGTCTGTCTCGTCCAGTACCGGCAGAATGTCGATGTTAGGGTTTTTGCTCAACCATTCGCGCCAGTTGTCACCAACTTGCTCGCCTTTAATCTTTAGAATTGTGTGCATCCAGCAGGCGTAATCCGAGTACAACGGGTTTGCGGAGAGCTGTTGAATGTTGCGACGTTCAAGCCGTTCCCATTCCGTGACCACAAACAGGTTTGTGTAGTAATACTCTGGGGCGCTGTCAGGGGTGCGCTTTAATTGCAACTTGATTTTCATGTGTCTCCTATGTCGGCTTGGAGCCGTTGATTATGGTGCGGTTACGTCAACCGAGTACGTGCCCCCCTGGAGCTCGATCTCGTAAACCGAAAGCTCACCCAAGGACGCGTTCACGACAGGCAGGCTAGAAAAATAAGTATCTGTCAAAATAAAGCCTGGATTAGTTGCCGAATCAGCAGCGCTACTTGGATTTACTTTGACGGTGCACTTAGTGCCAAGCAACGGTGCAAGAACCGCGTACGACTCTGACGCTGCATACGATGCGTACACAGTCAAGGTCAATGAGTTGCTGAACAAGCCTGCAGTCATGGTGCGTGAAGTCTGACCAAATGCGGTGTCTTCAAGAGCTTCTGCAGTCACAGTCAACGTCGCTGCGCTGACCTGATCGGTGATGTCAACAATGGTGCCGATTGCGGTTCCAATCTTGACTGTTGGGTTCGAGAGGTAAGTTGATGCTGGCATGTTTGCTCCTTAAGTTCTGATCTGATAGTAGATGATTTGTATTCGGTAGTTGTGGATTATGCGGTCTGGGCTTGGATAGCGCAATCAAGGTCATAACACGGGTACAACGCGCCACCGATCTCAAGGCTTGACGGACGGCCAGCCATAACGATGATCGGCGAGTTAAGCACACTTGCAACAATGCTCAAGATCGAGCGGAGCACCGGCAGACCTGCAGGCCCAGAGCCAATGACTTTAATCGGAAACTCAAGACGCACAATGTTGCCGTTTCCAGCAAACGTGGTGAAGTTTGGCGCATCCAAATAGACCGAGTTAGGCACAAGTTTTGTTGGGTCATTAATTACTCGAAGACCCGACACAGCGGTGAGCGTTGCTGTGACGTCATCAATCGCTTCGTTAAACAGGTCGGTGTACGACATCAGGCAACCGCTGGACGTGGGATGCCAAGCAGCTGCTTGACGATCGGGGTCAGGCTTTGCTGTGGTGCCGAGCCCATGCCGTCAAACGTGGCGTAGGTTGCCTCTATTGAGCCCCTAGAGCGCCATAGAGCGGCGCAATACATCAAAGTGCCCAATGTGACGTCACCACCTGGTGAGGTCGTTAGGGAATCGATGTACGAGGACTCCTGCCTTCTGCGAAACGCAAACTGGCACCCAGCCGACACGGATTGCGTGAGCAACGTGTAATCGTCTGACGGGTTGGCAATGGTGATGCCAAGGTAAGACATGACCTGCGCGGCCGTTACCCATGTGCAAACAGGGTCATTGGCAACAGTCCCAGACGCAGCAACACGCTCAACATCGCTTGCGGTCTTTGCGTAAAGCACCTGATCAGCAATCGGCACCTGATAGTCATAGAGCAAATCGCCCTGTGTATCAATGCCCAAAAACAAATACTGTGGCAATGCGCGCACGGTGTAAGTGCCGTTGAATGTTGCGTCAACTCCAGCGACCGTGATTGAACTGCCGACTGCAATCTCCGATGGGGTCAGGAGTTGCAGTACGGCGTAGTTGTCAATCAGGTACTTGTTAGTAACTGTGTAAGTAGCCATGAGCGGTTGCTCCGCTCTCGACTAAGCCTGGGTGATCTTGCGAATCATTCCTGGGATTGCTGCAAAGGTTGAAACGAAGCCGTGGAAACTCATGACCCTGCCCAAGGTTGATGGGGTCTGAAGTGATTGCAAGCCCCTGATGCTCTCATAAAATTCGAAGGCATCGCCTGAACCAGCACCAACACGGGTTATGACCATGGTCTTGGCTGCAAAGTTGCTGTCAACTACAAGCTGAAGACCAAGTGGGTTTCCGTTCCATGACGTTGCGTTTCCGCCACCAAGTGCGTTCTGACCGGTAAGGCCTGCGCCGATGAATGGGAATACTGGACGGCCAGTTGTGTCTGCAAGTTGTCCGAGTTGACCCCATACGTCTGGTGAAACAAACATGTGTGTTGGGGTGAAGTTACGGCCATTTGAGATGTCAACTGCGGAGTCGTAAACGGACTTGAGCAAGTCAGCAACGGTTCCGTCCCAAACTCCAGAAGCGCTTGCTGCGGTGAGCAATGCGTCTGCAGCAAAGTTGTCCGATGCGATCATGTATTCGCCCATAAGGTCGTTAAGGATGAGTGACATTGCTTCGGGGCTCGTGAACGAGATGTCTTGTTCGGAGAGGGTCACCTGTCCCGCTAGGGTTGTTTTTGCCACCGAATTCGACGCAATGACCATTGTCGTTGCGGATACTGCTGACAATTCAGTTGACTGTGCAGCAACGCTTGTGTGCGTGGTAATGGTTGGACGAATGAACGTCTTTTGTGCACCACCATCTGGATAAGCGCGTGCGCCCAATGCTTCGACTACTGGACGGATGAAGTTCAAATCTTGCACCAATGGCCCAAGAACTGGAACTGGCAAAAGACCAGGTGTATCTGTGGTGAGCACGTCACCTGCAGCTGCTTGCAATGGAGTTTTCTTTGATGCTGTGTATTCAGCAACAGCCTTGTTGATGTTTGCGAAAGTGTCGCCACCGATGTGGTAAGCGGCCATGTATTCGCCTGCTGATGGAAGTACAAACTCTTTTTTAGCTTGTGCAAAAATTGGCGCGGTTGGGATTGTTGCCTCAACTGCTGGTGCGGTTACTTCTGACATGGGTTCTATCTCCTGTTCTGGGACTACTTCTTCATTTAACACTACTTGTTCTGGCTCTTGGTGGATACTCGCTGCGACGCTGGCGATGTTGGCCATGTCACCAAACGCGCCGATCGGAACGAGTGACAACTCTGTCCAATCCGCTGCTTCGATAATCATGGTTCCTGCTTCGTCGTATGAGAACTTGGTTGGGTTTACGCCAACAGATACTTGGTCAATTGTGCCGTCGCTGGCCATAACCAAAGCGTCGTTGCCGAGGCTGGTTGCGCTGATTTTGGCGCTAAACATCATGCCTTGTTCGGTGTCCACGCGCTCGGTAACAACACCAACAGGCATGCTTGCGTCGTGATACATAAACAGGCGTGGTGCTTTGCCCTCGACTGGCAATGAGCCTGGGCGAAAGATCACAGCTGTGCCGTCCGAAACCGTTGCTGGCACGTTGTAGGGAACTGCGGTTCCGCTGATTGTGCGTCGTGGTGCGTCGCCTTTGGCGGCGTCAAGTGTGAACTCTCCTGCAATTAGTTTGATCATCGGTTTGCTATCTCCTCTTGAGTGTTTTCTCTAACAATTACTTCTTCATCGTCCATGCGATCGGCCATAAAGTTTTCTTCTAGGTATTCGTCGGCATCAAACTCAACATACGTTCCGCGCGGCAACACGTTGTCCATTGACAAAGCGCCAGCGATTGCGTCTGCGTACAACTTCACTCCGAACAAATATGCGTCAGCACGCGCTTGCTGTGATGATTGGTATGAATATGCCCCGGTAGCAACGCCAACAAGATACGGCGGAACGTTTGCAACTCGCGCCATTTCCAAAGCCTGATATTGCGATGCCTCAATCAACAACATTTTGTCAGGTGTGCTGTTTGTTTCCGTGTAAGTCAAATACTCATTAAGCGCTGCAGTTTGGTTTGTTGCTCGCGCAGCATTAAACGCGCTAGCCAAATCAGCAAGTTCTTGCGCGCTAAGTGGTTCGCCACCTGTCTGCTTGAGTACGCCCGCTGGAATGCTTGACGATGCGTTGCGGTTGCGCGCCGCCTCAAGTTTCAACGCGGTTTCAATTGCGCTTTGCGAAGAATAAATAATCCCTTGTGACGGTGACAAGAATTGCACAAGGTTTGCAGGGTCAATTTCTCCGCCTTGAAAATACACCTGTGACGACGGAGCAAACCACACAGGGCCAGCCATGTCGGTTGTGGTGATTGAGCCTGCTGGCAATCGAGTAAACGTGGCAGGGTAACCGTCGGCGGTGCGTGAGGTGATGTACCAGAATGCGCGACCAAACATCATGAGGTCATCAAGTGTCCAACTAAGCAAAAATTGCGCGCTAACTGTTGGGTCTGGGCGACGCAACCATGAACGCGGGGCAATATAAACCTTGGTCATTTCTTTTTCGGTTTCATCCCAAACTTCGTTGTACATCCGCAATGGCATTGAGCCAATGACCGATTTAAAAATGTCCAACGCGCGATTCAAGGTTGGAACCGATACCGCCAAATTACGCTGTTCGCCTTCGCGGTAGGTGTAGTACTGGCCGATCATGTTGACGCCGACATTGGACGATGAGTAACCCGGCGAGAACCCGCCAGCAACCGCAGCTGCCACGGTAGGCGCTGGACTTATTGCTGCTTTTTTGGTTTTGTTAAAGATCGCCATGTTCCTACTTTGTCACACAAGTGGCAACCGCGCATGACTTATCCGATTCCGACAAAAGGCAAGGTGCGCGGTCGCCGCGTTTATCTTAGTTATTTACCGCGACAAGCATGGGCTTTCCGCTGTTAACTGGACGGGCACACATGCCAATTCCCCAGACCATTGTTCGCGCTAACTCAATAGGGCCAGGTGATCGCTTGCTTGATAGCACGATCGTGTTGTCGGTGCGAACAGCAACGGCGCGCTGGACATGTTCCGCTAACAGTTTTTCGCCTGTGTGCAACAGTCGCGCTTCGGCAATCATGTTTTTGGCAAGCGGTGTAAACCGTCCTAGTTCTGCGTAGCCGACCACGACCCTGCGGCGCTCGATGTTCGGTGGGCATGTGGCGTCCACGGTAGGCGACAGGGCGAACCTGATCGTGGGGTCTTTGGCAAGTTCCTGCACGTTTTCCCACAGCTCTGTAATGGACTCGGCGATGAATGCAACGGTGACTAGCACCCGACCGTCTGACAGGTTGACGCATCTGGTTGCGCTGTATCGGGAGTCGTCCAGCGAAGACTCGATCGCCACGACCCCACCGCTAGGTATGTCACCTGTGTATTCCAATGACGGCCAGCGCCCTGGCTCAATCCATCCGCGCACAACACTTACCCAAAGGTTTAGGGATGCGCGCAAGAATGACGCCCGATCGGGGTTTGTTGATTCTTGCCTAATTGTGTCCATGTCCAGCGTGTGACCGAGCGCAGGATTACCCCACGCCCATGATGCAGGGTGCAACGGGTCAAGGCTGGGGTCAGGCGACCATTCCGCCATATACATCGTGGACGGCTCACCCTTGTCAATTGCTCGAATGCCTGCTTCTCGCCAGCGCTGGAACAACACGGATTCCTCGGTGCCAGCAGTACTAAAGAAACACGCCAAAGGGTTTTTGCGTGCGCGCTGTGCAGGCAAAAGCCCCCCTTCCACGGAATCGGGGTTGACATCAAACAATTCGTCCACGCACACGAGGTCAATTGACATACCGTGACCTTGGTTTGGCTTTAATGCTTTGACCCACCACTTGCTGCCGTCTGGCATCGTGGCCTGATAACGACCATACGACTTGACGATCTTGGCGCCGTAATACTCCTCAAGGATTGGTGACAGATCATCAAACAACAAGCACGCAAGATCAAGTCTGTGCGCGCCAGACACAACGGTCTGTTTCTGTCCACGTATCTTTGGCATCTCAACTAACCAAAATAGAATCAAGGATTGCAAAATAGTTGTCTTGCCATTTTGACGGGCGACCGAGACAAGGCTCGAGCGATGCACAAACTTGTTGTCGGCGTCAACCGCAAGCATTCCCTCAAGAGCATGTATTTGCCACGGCATCAAAGTGACGCCAAGTACCTTCTGGGCCATGTCCCCCACAAGTCCAGCTAGTGAGCCGGCATGGTCAGGGATCATCGTTTCCAGTCTCGGCCGATCATGGCCAGTTGGCGCTGGTTCAGGTTGATCTTGGCTGGTGGCGACAAAATGATGGATGGGGCTCGGGGGCATCTGATTGCTGTATAAAAAATCGTTAATTGCTTTTTCCCGATTTTGTTTTGCGTTGGCTAGTTTTTTGTTTCGGTATGTTGCTCCGCGCGCAGAGTTGCATGGCTTACATGCTGCAACGTATCCATCCTCAATCGTTCCGCCTTTGTCTGACTCGACAAGGTGATCTAGTTCTGTTGCTGTGTTCTTTCTGCACCAATGGCAGATAGGTGAGTCGCGCAGTAGTTCTGCACGTGCTTGCTTGTAGATCGTGGTGTCGTGTTCGGTGAGTTTGCGTGTCATCTCACGCGCCTTCGGCTTGTGCTAGCGCGGCGCAAGCGCCTTGCTTTCGGTTTGATGTCGGACTCATGTGTGTGTCTCCGTGTTTGCTGTGTTTTTTGTTTTGTATGTTTACCTTATGTCATCCGATTGAACATATGTGTGTGAATGCTCCACCCACCAGATTGCCCAACTTGGTTCCCTTTGCACTCACACAGCCGATTATGTTTACGGCTCGCCTCGATGCTTTGCCCGTTTCATTTCGTCTTGCATGATTCGGGGCGCACCGATCTACCCAGGTTCCCCTGTTTACTGCCCACCTCATGCGACCGAGGCACACACATGCAACTAACCGATTGTTTAACCTCTTGGATTGCTCAACGTGTAGAGGATGTATTCCATGTCGCTGGGTTTCCACACAGCTGCATGACATCCTGCTAACTCGCAAGCGTTTAACCAAATCTTTTGCCCAGGCGTTAACTTGCCCTTTTCGGTTTTAAGTTCTATCACCAATGGGCGACCTGCTTGGAACGGGTGCACCATGAACAGATCAGGGAACCCCACATCGCCCTGCACGTTCGTCATCCAGCGTCCTCGAGTGTTCTGTGCCGGCAGATCATGATGCACAAGCCAGCCGTAACGCTTGGCAATGCTGATCACCATGTCCTTGAACTCGGCTTCGCTCATCTTTAGATCAGGCTTCAATGCCTAGACCTTTATGCCAGATTGTTTCGGTCAGACCAATGATTGCCCATCCCACGTATTGCAGCGCTTCGTCTTTGCGTGTGAATTGTTGCGCGCTTATCTTTGCATGCACCTCACATAACGCGTCAACGCTTTTAATCATCTCATCCAATGTCATCGCAATGCTCCAATCACTTTGCTTGCCTCATGGCTCTTTAACAACTCCAGCACAGCCTCATCGCTGTTTAGTTCGCGCTGTATCAACTCCAATAATCCCAAATCATCCAGTCCTGCATCCTTGGCTAGTTTTTTGATGTAGCCGATCTGCTTTGGTGTTGCAAAGGCACCAGAGGGTATGTGCTCTTGCGGTTGCGGTGGTGTAGTTAGGCGCTCGACCTTTTGCATTTCATTGCGTGACGGCCTAGGGCCTAATGCCGGCGCTT